TTGCACAAGCGTAAGTGGCTCTAGGGATTGCGCGGGCAAGAGTAGAAATGCGGAAAAAAGCTGATCGACGTCAATAAACGTCGGACAGGGCTGGGGCAAACTCTTTCTCGCAGGTGAATGCAACGTCAAGCGATGGGCGTTGCGCTCCATATTGTCTTACTTCCTTTTTTGAATTACTGCATAGCACAATTGATTCGTACGACGCCGGTTTAACAACCGGCTTTTTTTTGCCGCTTCGCCATCAACCAATTATTTCTCCTAAGCTTAGCTAACAAGCTAACAAGCTAACTGAGGAGGAAATATGTTGACTACGTCGATATCCAACCAGATTTCTGCTTCCGACCCGATTCCTGACGATCCGGTTCCCGTCCCGGAACCTATTCCACAGCCGCAGCCTGTTCCCGATCCGATGCCGGATCCTGAACCTGTCCTCGATCCGCCGCCGCATATGAAATAGCCTACTGGCTTCCATGCCGGCCAGGTATGGAAGCCCGGAAACTTACCTGAGTTCGACAATATCGAGACGCTGGCTCATGGTTTCCTCATCTTCTTCCGGCTGCCAGCCCACCGGCTGCAGCGGCAGGGATTCACGATCGAAGGCGAGATCGCCGCCGTCCACCACTTCGCTGCCGTGCTTAATCGCTTTAAAATCAAACAGTGAGGTATCAGCCAGATGCGACGGCACTACGTTTTGCATCGCGCTGAACATGGTTTCAATTCGGCCCGGGTAACGCTTATCCCAGTCGCGCAGCATCTCCGCAATCACCTGACGTTGCAGATTAGGCTGCGAGCCACACAGGTTGCACGGAATAATCGGATACTGGCGCGCAATCGCAAAACGCTCAATATCCTTTTCACGGCAGTAGGCCAGCGGACGAATAACGATATGTTTACCATCGTCGCTCATCAGCTTCGGCGGCATGCCCTTCATTTTCCCGCCGTAGAACATATTCAAAAACAGCGTTTGCAGAATGTCGTCGCGGTGATGGCCCAGCGCAATTTTGGTGCAGCCGAGTTCGCTGGCGGTACGATAGAGAATGCCGCGACGCAGACGCGAACAGAGCGAGCAGGTGGTTTTCCCTTCCGGGATTTTATCCTTAACGATACCGTAGGTATTTTCTTCTACGATTTTATATTCGACGCCGATCGAGTCGAGATATTGCGGCAGCACATGCTCCGGGAAGCCGGGCTGTTTTTGATCGAGATTGACTGCCACCAGCGAGAAGTTAATCGGCGCGCTCTGCTGAAGGTTGCGCAGGATCTCCAGCAGGGTATAACTGTCTTTGCCGCCTGACAGGCAAACCATGATCCGGTCGCCTTCTTCGATCATATTAAAATCGGCGATAGCCTCGCCCACATTGCGGCGCAAGCGCTTTTGCAGCTTGTTGATATTGTATTGCTCTTTCTTTGTATTTTGTTGATTTTCTTGCATTTTTAAGTATCTCGGTAGCCAAAGGGGCATCCAGGGGACAAAATTTTTTACAGCGCAAGTTTCGTGTTGAGCATCTCTACCTGTTCACCGTTCATTTCTTCAATCCAGGTCGGGTAAATTTCATACACCATTTGCGCGTTCTCATGCCCATTTGATTAGCAATAAATGACGGATTAGCACCGGCAGATAATAGCCAACATGCGAAAGTGTGCCGCGTATGGTACGGATTACGCCGCCGAATTCCAGCACGTTTTACAGCGGCGTTCCAGCGTGCCCCGATGCTCGACAGAAAATAGTAGGGTTTCTGCTCGCCTTTTCGCATACGCGGCATAAAAACAAAACGCACCTGCTGTTTTTCCGTTAACCCCTATTCCCTGTGATAAAACACGATTTCGGTTTTAGGCTGCAATGCTGCCAGCGCCCGCTGCGCTCTTAGCGCTTCAATAGCTGGCTCCAGCAGGGTGATAGTCCGGTTGCCCGCTTCGGTTTTTGGTGGGCCAAACGTCCCCAGCGCCGTCAGATTACGTCTGATATGTACCGTGCCGTTCTCCGCCACATCTTCCCATGCCAGCGCCGTCAGCTCTCCATGCCTGACGCCGGAATAAACCGCAAATTTCCACATGTTGTGAATCTGATCGGTTTCTTTGCTCATCTTACGCCATCCGCAGTTTTCGCAGTAATTACTCATTGCTGCTGCTCCTTGCCTGCTTCACCAGCGCGGCGTTCTGTCAGCGCCGTGTTTTTCTATAGCACCTTTTTTGGCTAAATAACTGTGTAAATGTTCATATTTAAAACCCACTTTCAATACGTGAATAAATACCCATCAACTCATGAATTTTCGCTGGTGGCAGAATACGAGTGAGTGTTTTCCGGTCGCATAATTCAATTTTTTTCCTGAGTAATTCCATCAGGTCAGATGTCTCTATGTCATCCTGCATAACCAGACAGCTAATCATTTCGAGCAAATCATCAGTATCTACTTTTGCGTTCAGTTTCCCGTCATTTATCATCGAGCATGATTTAAACGGGATAGCGATAGTCGTTTTTATGCCCATGTTATATCTCCGTACTGAACATCATTAATAATTACTGGTTCGCCGCCGACAGCAATGATTAGACTGTTTGCCAGATCCAGACCCACGATTTCTTCACCATTTGCTTTTGTGTCACAGAATTCGATTAATTCCGGCCAGCAGCTGTCGAGGAATTCGCGTAATAAAGTTTGCTCCCGTTCGTTTATATAACTCATGTCAACGTTCCTTTTTCAGGGTGAGTTTGTCCCTGCCGGATTAACGGCATTAAATTTAAAAAGAGAATTTATTAAATCGGGTTGCCTTTTTGGGCGAGGAAATAACAAATGCGACGAACAACAGCACAAAATAAATTTAATCGTACAGCCTGAACGCCGACAGGTTCGCGAGCGTAATCCTTCATAGCTTTCCCTTGGGTATTCAGTTGCCTGCTTTTAGCCACATCAGGCGAGGTGGTATACTGGATTTTCCACACAACCAGAAAGGATATAAAGATGGCTGAAAAAGTTTTTTCTTCAGGCAGAACCACAGATAAAGTTGCTTATGACCTTGCTCTGGCCCTTGCGTCAAAGGATCCTGAAGCATCCTCAACAGCAAATGTTGCCAGGGCACTAGCCAGCAAAATTCTATCTGTGCTCAGCCGTTCAATTATTTCCTGCACTGTATAAACTCAGGGTGGGCTTTACCTTTTCATTCGCTTCTGCTTCTTTTTGGTACATATCTCATCTCCTGGTTTTAACCCATTCATCCGTTGTTGCCGCTGTTTACCGGCTGTCAGAACGTTTCACTGAGTAATCACTGAGCCGTGATTGCTATTGATGGAATTATGTTAGATTAACCTAATTTATATAGCAATGATTTTTGTTTGTTTTTTCTAACGTCAGGCACCTGAAAAGATACAAATAATTGAAAAAAGGTAAAAAAAGCCGCAGAGCGCGGTTTTTAAAGAATTAAAAACTTAAAAAAAGTACTTTGCGATAGCCAAAGTTAAGCCTGCTATGGTGATCATCGTGGCGGCAAGCCACTTTGTTTGCCCGCTAATCGATTGGTGAAGTTCGATACGGTTTGTTGCTATATCTTCTCCACTACCGCCAGTCGATACTTGCTCCGGGAAAAGGCTCGCATAACCACAGTTTTTGCATGCGACTTGAAAATGACAATCAAATGCGCCGATCAACCCGTCTCCTGCATCGGGGTAATAACATCTGAGAAAACGATATGATACAAAGTCGCCATGCTCTTCAAGCTCAGTTGCCAACTCTTCTGGGGTTAGGGTTTCTGGGTCGCCAGTCAATTCAGGGAAGCGAGTTGTTTGTGCTGGAACTAACTCGGCGCTACCACATGACAGGCAATGTGTATTAGCTCTGTAGCCTTCAAAAAATCAGCGAGTTGTTGCGCTTTGATAGTTTCAAGAGTATGACTTTTCTGGCCATTGATTTGTAACCATTATTTACTCTTACGTTTCCTTGCTTTTAGAAGCTCTTCGAAAAGCCGATTAAAATTATTAACGCGAGCCCTTAATTCCTCCAGTTGAGCCTCTTGTTCTGATTCGGGCAAAGAATCAAATAATTCTATTAATTCTTTATGTTTTTCTGAAAGTAGAGGGGCTCGTTCGATAGCTTCGGCGGCGACGGGGCTTTGATCATCATCACCAAACAAAAGCCATGTGGGCGTGCAGTGAAGGGCTTTTGCCAAAGCAAACAGGCGTGTACCGGCAGGCTGGGTTTCATCCCGCTCCCATTGAGAGATAGTAACATGAGCTACATTTGCGAGCTTTGCTGTGTCGCGCTGTGTAAGACCCAGTTCTTTTCTGCGTGCCAGCACTCGCTGGCCTAAAGTTTTTTTATCCATAGTTAGGTAATTCTAATTTTTATTGACTTAGGAATCCCGCGCGCTGTATTGTTAGAAATACCTAACAAGGGGGTTTAATGTTTAAAAAGGACGCAATTAGTTTTTTTGGTAATAAAACAAAATTAGCTGCTGCTGCTGGAGTGACGCGACCTTCAGTTTCGGCATGGGGTGAATTAGTTCCTGAAGGTCGCGCCTCCAGACTGGCACTGGCTTCAGAAGGAGCTTTGGTATACGACCCCTTAATTTATGATCAATATCGTAACGCTAAGCGTTCTGGAGGGATGAATAATGAAAATCAGGCATGAACATATCAGGGAAGCATTAACGGCGTGGGCGATGTATCCGGGCGGACGTAAAACGCCAGCTGCTGCGATCGCTGAGGCATATCATGCGCAGATGATCACATGGCCACATCTGTACGGCGATGAACATCCTGATGCGCCTGGTCGCAACACACAGAAGATTTTCCGCTGGATTGAAAGCGATTCCGAAAGCGCAGAGGCAAAAATTCAGGCGCTGTTTTCGGCAATTGAGGCGGTGATACCCAAAATGCTGCTGGCTCGCCTGCGTAGTTACGATTCTTCCACGATCCGCGATCTGGTTTCACGCAAACAGCGTATCGACGATGAATTTGACGCGCTGTTCGGGGCGATACTGGCAATAACAGACAGAGTAAATAACAGCGGCCCTGGCGGTTGCTTGCTGGTGCATTAAAGGGCAGGGGCAGTATATGAGTCTTGACGCCATGCGGTGGGCTAAAAAAGTTAAAACAGGTCGGGCTTCGGCAAAGTCCGTGTTGACCTGGATGGCTGATATGTGTGGGGCTGACCTGACAGCATATCCATCCATCAGTGCGCTTTCTGAAGCGACAGAATTGGACAGAAAAACCGTTCAGTCAGGCCTGCAATATCTTGTAGCGAAGGGACTTATTGAGGACACGGGGGAGCGGCGAGGACGTACAAAACAGATACCTGTATATCGCCTTTTAGGGGTTGAAGAGAGCATTGAAGATGCTGAACACACCCGAAAATGGGAACGTTACCAGAACCGGGATCGTTTAAACGACCCCAATAGCGGGATTATTAACCCCAAGGAACCCAAAAACGGGCGCCTTCAAAATAACCAAACGATCCCGTTTTTTCCGTTAAACGATCCCAAAAACGGGATACGGAATCCCCCAGAGAAATCTAAAGATATAAACCCCACACATAACGGTGGACTGGTCGAACCAGTACCGTTACAACAGGTGCCGGATTACCCAGGCCAGCCCAGTGTTATTTTTCCTGCGGCTGCGCAGGTGGGTAAATTTCCGATGCATGCGGGGTGGCAGCCATCCCAGGATTTTCACAGGATGGCTGCGCTGTGGGGGAGGCCTGTGCCCGCAGGGATTAATTTAACCGCCGAGCTGAACAGCTTCATTGCCTACTGGCAGGCCGAGGGCAAAGTGTTCATGCAGGTGCAGTGGGAACAGAAATTCGCAAACCACCTGCAACGCGCAGGCGCTGACAAACGACAAATACGAGGTAACAACCATGCAGGACTGGACGCAGGATCAACCGCTAACGCCGCCGTTCAGCAGATACGCGCAGCCCGCGCTCAGCAACAGCGAAGCCGGGGACCGGGCGTGGACGTTCTGGGAGGCAATGGGGGAAATTTATTCCAGCCGGTGGACGGCCAAAAACGGAGCCGCGCCCTCCAGTCTCTGGACGGCACAAATTGGGTACCTGACAACGGAGCAGATGGCCAGTATCTGCAATGCCCTGATAGCCCGCTGCGCCGCCGGTAACTCATGGCCGCCTGACCTGGCTGAGTTCGTGATGCTCGTGGCTGATAACTGCGGCTCAGTTTTAGGACTGAAAACCAGCGATGTGATTAACGAATATCAGCACTGGCGCAATGAATCGTATCGCTATGATTCTGCAGAACAGTATCCGTGGCAGCACCCGGTTTTATACCAGATTTGCACTGAGTTACGGTGGGCCGGCACGGAGCGGCAACTTACTGAAAAAGAATTTGAAACGCTGGCCGGAAAGCTGCTGGCGAAATGGGAAAAGCATGTGAGTGAAGGGCATCGAATCCCGCCGGTAAGAAGGCAGCTGGAAAAGCCCCGGCATCCTGCAGGGCCGACGCCCGCGCAGTTACTGATGGCGCAATATCGCCAGCGGCAGGCAGTAAAAAATAACAACAGGCACTGAGGCAAGAAATGGCTAACTCTTTCAAAAAAATGACCACTTCCGGCGTTATCAAACGCCTGCATTCCGGCATGTTCATTCGTCTGGATGATATTCACATCAAAGAGGGCTTCAACAAGCGCAAGAACGACGAACGAACCCGCCAGGCCGATGATGAGCTGTTTGAATTTCTGGCCGCTGGCGGTCGCGTTCCGGCTTGAAGTTGTACCCCGTGACGAAGGTGGTGTCTGGATTGTTGAAGGGCATCGCCGCCACCGCTGCTACGTTCGATGCCGTAACGCGGGCAAGCCGGTTGAATACATCGCGTGCCGTTCGGGGGTAACGACGTTGACCGCATCGCACGAATTATGACGTCCAACAACCAGCTGCCGCTGCCCCCCAATAGAACAGGCCGCGTTCAACCTGACGAAGCAGGAAATTGCGCAGAAGGTTCACAAGTCCGTAGCCACCATCGAAAAGCGGCTCACACTGGCAACGGCAAACCATATTGCGTCAGGTAAGCAAGATGATAGTATATCAGCGGGGGCTTGTACTGCGTGATAGCGGTTTGTGTCACTATCATGGCGGTAATCTGGATGGTGCGTGGTTCATTATGCGAACTGCACATCAGGCAGGGAAGTACAGAGCTTTCAGCGTATTTAGCCTACAAAGTTAATCGTTAAGAGCAACCGGCGGGGATCGCTCCCCGCCAGGCCTTTGTTGTTGCGGCTTACCTCAATGCACCCAATCTTTATTTTTTCTTGCCATTATTGAGCTTATCAGTGGCTCCGTGATACCCGGCCCGCTCCAGCAGCTGCGCGAACAGCTCTTCAGATCCCACAATATCGTCTGATTTTAGAGGCAGAACGGTGACCGTATGGCCGTCATGATAAATCTGTGCCCGTTCTACTGTTTCAGGAGGCACTACGCTGTTTGTTACGCCCCGCAGCGCCATATTTTTCACGTGGATTTCGGTGAGCAATTCTTTCAGATGCTGTTTTTTATCCGCTATTTTTTTGTGGAACTCGTCAGGCGTACCTGTACTCATGATGAGGGTAAACATAGCCAGATTATTATTGGCATCCGTGAATGACAGTGTATGCCCGATGGTAATATTGAATGCCTGTGCGTCGCTGAATAATTCCTCTGTATTACCAAAGAAATCAAGCATGGCGTTTCTGTCCCAGTCAAAATCGGTAAAACCGGCCAGCGCTTTCAGCACGACAGGATCCGTCAGCTGTCGGTTATTGACGCGGTAATCTTCATCAAACCAGCCGGAGCAGTTGTTGATAATAATGCAGTCGCGAGGGTTATTCCGGTTAACAACCCCGTAGGAATAAATGACTTCGCCCATAAAACTAATGCCACGTTCAATTACAGATGCAATAAATTTGTTAATTTCTGGTTTGTGGTTGTAAGTGTTATTGGACATTTCATGTTCCTGGTAATGGATTATTGAATTTCATCCATGAGATTAATTCCGTGGCCTTATAGCTCTGTGCGCACAAATAACATTCAACCAGTAACGCAAGTTGTGCTAATATTTTTCCGATGCTTTCTGAAGAGGGTTAATGGCAGCGATGAATAAAGCGACATATGAAATTATAGCTCAACGAATTGTTGCAGCGAGGCGGCAGCGCGGCTGGTCTCAGACGGAACTGGCAAATCAGTGCGGCTGGTCACAAACTCGCATCAGTGGCTACGAACAGCCCGCAAGAAAAATTTCTATTGACGATGCTATTACACTGGCCGGAGTGCTGGGAATACGTCCTGCGCAGCTGATCTTTGGAGATGATGATGGTGCTGAGTGGATGACGCAGGAACAGCGGCGCTTGCTCTCACTGTTCGATCGGCTACCAGCAGTAGAACAGGCGCGAATGCTGGACATTATTGAAAAGCGGTTGCATGAAATAGATGAATTTGTCCGTGAGTTTTTGCAGCGTTCGCCGTTGCCGTAGATGCCCGACATTATTTGATCTGACACAAGTTAAGACGCCATTTATTTAAAATTGCGTTGATGCATATTTAATATCGAGTTAAGTTAAGCGTAACGGAAAGCAGGGAATATAGCTGCTTTTTTTGTATTCTTTACTTAGTCAGGTGGATTACAAATATGTTTACGCAGTGTTGTCGGTTGTTCCGATTGCCGCAGCATGGACGAGCAATAATCAAAACAGAAAAAGGCAAAATAAGCAGTTTTTATGTATTACATGAAGCAGAAAATTCTGCGCCATCTCAGATTCAAATCCCGCATGATTTAACGCCCGGCCTCAACAGGCATACAGGTCCGGTATTAATTTATTTTGAGAGCGGCTGCGCAATACGGGGGTTTGCTCTCCGCGACGATGAATTCGTGACATCACTACGGGGAATTGAAGAGGCAAAGAAAAAAGCCGGGCTTCCCGCTTTTTAACGGGCCGCGATACCGTTATAATTATCGCCGGGCATGAACAACCCTCACTGAGTAACTGCTGTGCCATCAGAGACAAATACGATGGCGCATTTAGAACTTATCAAACATACCTCTGGAATCCTGATCCCGGCCACGCCTGCGATCAGTGATTTTTTGCAACCAAAAATCAGGGTTGGCGCTGTCCTGTCCGGTGAATTCCGGCGGGTGCGTAACCCTGCATTTCATCGCAAATTTTTCGCGCTGCTGAATCCTGGCTTCGAGTACTGGGAGCCGAATGGCGGTGCGATCTTCCCCAAAGAACGTCGCCTTGTTACCGGCTATGCAAAGTTTCTCGCAACGTATGGCGGAAACGAATCTGCATTACTTGATGCCGCAGAGCATTATCTTGAACGCGTGGCCCGCCGCCGTATAACGAACGGCTCTATCAGCGCATGCAAATCATTCGATGCTTTCCGCGCCTGGGTAGTAACTGAAGCAGGTTATTTTGATGCGATTCGGATGCCTGATGGCTCCATTAATAAGCAGCCCCACAGCATTTCATTCTCAAAGATGGACGAAACAAAATTCCAGCAGCTTTACCGCGCGGTGCTGGATGTGCTGTGGCGCTGGGTGCTGTCCCGCACGTTTAAAACAGAGCATGAAGCGGAGAACGCTGCCGCCCAGCTGATGAATTTTGTGGGGTGAGCATGGCAAATCTACGCAAAGCAGCACGCGGCTGTGAATGTCAGATGAGGATCCCCGGCGGCATATGCAACGGTAACCCCGAAACGAGCGTACTGGCTCATATCCGCCTGGCGGGCACCTGCGGCACCGGTATTAAACCGCCGGATGCGCTGGCAACAATCGCCTGTAGCGCATGTCATGATGAGATCGACCGTCGCACGCGGTTTGTTAATGCTGATTATGCGCACGCCTGTGCGCTGGAAGGTATGGCGCGAAAGCTAATTCTGTGGCTGGATGAGGAGCTGATTAAAGTATGATCGAACAATATTTAGAGTATGTCCGCCAGCAGCTGTTCCTGGCGACCGCCGATCTGAGTGGTTCGACAAAGGGCCAGTTAGCGGCG